ATATTATAATAAATTTTGAAAGATTTGTCAAGAACTATTTTATACATCCTATGAAAAATGTTTCTTGATTGCCTTAATCTTATCTTCTGCTTCCGCTATTTTTGACACTTGAGTCTCCATAGCTTCTACAATATCAGGGTGTTCCCCGATACCAACAGAATTACGCTGATATGTCAGTAGGTTTGCCTTTGCAACCTCTGCATCTCCTTCCAATTTTTTAATTAATGCTGTAAATAAATAATTCATTATTCTCCTTCCATTATAGTTACTAGATATTTAGTTATAAACCTATCTTGCAACTCATCATTCACGATACACCCCCATAAAAAGGGTGCGCCTATAGTGTAGCCTATTAACTGTATAATAAATACAATAGGCCACCATCTTGTTACTAGGTGGTCTGGGTAAGACCTTTTCATGTAATTATGAATAGGCCACCATAATCTCCCCATTAACATTATTATTGATGACAAATAAACTGCCAACAATATACTAAATAAACTTAACTCCATACTGCTCCAAGTGTCTTAAACTACCAAGCTCATAAGCAGGTTGAGCAGTGTATTTTCCAGCATATGGTAAATGTGGAAAGAATGTCTTACTTAAGTCTGTACATTCAATCGTATAACAAAGGTATAATTTATACCCTCTATCCTCAGCTTCTTCAGGGTCTAACTCCTTAATAACCTTTGCTGGATAGTTTACTTTAATTGCCCATATTACCTCTCCCTCGTGGAATGTGTCAGCTACACATTGTTCGGGTAGTAACGCTCTCTTTCTGGCTTCATAATCTGAATCAGCGAGTTTCATTGGTATTCCAATTCTCTCAATGATATTCTTTATAAAGGCGGGGGAGCGGTAAATGGACTGTGCAATAGAAGATACATTATATCCTTCTACATACATTTTTGCGACGCTAGAAATTTCGTCTCTACTTGCAGGCTTGCCTTTGTTCATGGCTTTTCTTCGTGCCTTGAACTCCTGTGTGTCCTTCCATTCTTCAATAATTTTCTGAAGTCTGGTCGTGTTATACCTAATATTCAGAATTCCGCATGCCTCTTTTTTAGTTATAGGACTAGGTTGTTCAAGTAGCTCTATAACTTTTCTAATATTTACATCAGTAAGATTTTCGTAGGATTTATTTTTTATCAATCTCTTCTCCTAGCAACATAATTGCGTAATGTAATATTTTTAAAATGTCTTGTTTGTTTTTGCCGTCTTTTTTTCCATATCTTTGAGCATACTTTATAATATTCCCTAAACAGAAACTTTCTCCATGGCCAGCGTCGAATATAAACTCAGTTGCCTGAATTTTATTCATACTATAGTGTTGGTCATAGGTTGCTAAAATGTGATTTTTTAGTATAAGGAGTGCTTCTCGTTCTTTAAATTTATTATTTGTTATTTCCATGCTCTGAATATCTTGGTTATTTTGTTATTTTTTAGTAGTTTAATTTGCTTTCGCAATCTTACAGATGTTTTTACTTTTTCTTCGACATTTTCACTATCGTTTATAACTCTAGTTTGTCCATCATTTGTTTTTATAGGTTTCATATTACTCCTCGTTTGTTAGTAGCGTTAGCAATGCTGAATAGCCACCAATCTTTTCTCCATTAAATATAATCTGCGGAAAGGTTCTAGCTGTGGGAAACTCTGCCATAAAATTCTTAGCAGTATAGTCTTCTCCCATAGTTAAATATCTTACCTCTGCTTTCTTATTCTCTGCTAAGTTCTTTGCCATAGTACAGTAAGTGCAGTTTGGTTTGCCATAGATTGTTACTTTCATTTTGCTGTTATCCTTTTTTCATAGTCGGCGTAATCTTCATTCCACCAATGTGGTTTGTCTCTGTGTGACCACTTAGCAAAAGTTGCTTTGTCTAAGTGATAGTAGTCTCTATAAGACTGAATCGGATTACCTTCCATTTTGAGCTCGTCAGGCATGGCTAGTAGGAACTCCGTCATTCCTAGTCTTTCCATGTTTTTGGGTTCTGGTAATCGGTTGATTACTTCCACCACTGATTTGTGCTGTTTACCGTATCTATAATAATATTCGTCGTTGAGGGCATTTGCATAACAGTGAACCCATTCGAAGTTATCAAGCGATGATCGAGTCCAAATAGTACAAGGGTGATTGTACATCATTGGAAGGTAAGGTGTCAAAGGTCTCTCTTCCATTGGCAAGTGTTTAATTTCTGACTTTCGAGAATTAAGTTCTCGAGTTTCCTCTTTATTAAGTGCTCGCGGAATGAAACCTAGAACTGAATCTATCCATACTGCCGTACAAAGTAGCTGGGCTGCTTCGAGTGGCATCTTAACGATATGTTTGTCTACATGAGCTTCCGCACACATATCTAAATTTTCGTCTAAGTAAAATAAATTCATAAATCTATTATACAGAAATTTCGACCCGTTGTCAAGACTTATTTTTAGTGAGGTTTATATTTAGTAGGGATTGTAAAAGGTGAAAGTCGAACTAAGAGTAAGCTCGACTTCCAACTGGTGAGATAATTATTTCCCGAAGGCTTTTCCTGCTTCCGAGATACCAAATGCTCCTAGTGTTACAACTACAAACGAAGTGTAGATAGTATCACTAATCTGTAAGTCCATACCCCAAAACGCTGTAATTAAATCACAGGTTCCGAATACGAACATTAAAAAGAAAGACATAAAGCCAATAATAGACTTTTCGTTTATGTCATTGTCATCTAAGAACAAGTCCATAAGCTTTCTTTTTGGTGGAGCAAGTTGCTTTCTTGCTGCTTCAGCTTCTGTTTTGAGAGCGGATATAGTGTCTTCTGCGCCGTCGAGTTTCTCGACAAGTGACATATATTTCTCGAGGTCAATGTTTACCTCGTTTCTATTGTCTACTGCTTCTGACATTACTTATCCTTTGCTCTGCCCACATTAAGTGCGCACCAATCTAATACAACATAGATTTTTTTCATCCACCCGTCGTCGAGTGGTGTAGGTGTTAATGCCGCTACTGCAGATGCAACCAACACTATGGTTGGCACAATTGCGATTAGGGCTTGCACCCATTGAAAGAATTCTAACATACTAGTCTCCTTATTCGGTAGTTACTTTCCTATAGTAGATAACCACCTCTTTGAGCTCGTTTATATAACGTTTGAGCTCTTGAGTATTATATGCCATCAGTTCATAATCTGGAACTGACATTGCAAAGAATACTACTTGACCTTGGTCTTTTTCTACTCTCGATAGAAATTCGTCAAGGTTCTTATCTGAAACCACATACCAATATGGTTCTTTTAAGTCTATTTCACGGGGCAGGATAGGTTGAATAATCTTTCTTTCGATTGGTTTCGCACTAACCTCTAATGTCTTCGTTGGTAGTAGGCTGCACGATGAGACTATCATCAGCAGCATCGATGTCACGACTGTCTTCTTCAATTCCATCAAACGCCTCCTTTGTTGCTTTGTTAGCTCTTGTCTCTATCAGACCTGGCTTTGCTGCCGCTAACTTTGTTAAATTATGTCTCTTAAAAATGTCTAAGTATCTGTCCATCTCTTGTTGGATTTCCTGACCTTTAGACTGTAGCTCTAAAAGAGACTGTCCTTGTAGTGCCATATCATTTTGTAACTGCGATATTGTTTCTTCCTGTGTCGCTGCAGCTACCATTAATTGGGCATTGTTCTCTCGAAGTGTTTGATTATCACTCCAAAGATACCAACTTCCTAGTGATAATACTACTATAATTGCTATAAAAAATTGATTCATAGTTCTTGTATCCTATAATTGAGCCCTTCAGCTCCTCTGATTTCTACTGTTTCTCCACTGATTGTTTTGAATTTTAAGTATTTATCTCTCTTTATAAAGAATTTTGTTACTATAAACTGTTGGTCATCCCCATCTCCGTATGTCGAGTTGTAACTGACGATTAGTTTATATCTTGTTTCAAAAAGACTCTTTATCCAATCTATTGCTTTTGAGAAGGTTATCTTAGACATGTTCCCAGTCTTTAGCTTCAAAAAGTAGAGCTTCTGCTTCTCTTCTTCTTATAAGTCCTTCTAATACCTTGCCACCTGCTTTATTCCATCTTTTGATTTGAGTAGGAATATCTGCATAGTCTTCTGCATTAAGTTTTTTAAGTAGTGTAGATGCCTTTAGATTGGCGGGGCCGAGATTGTACACCCATGATACTAGGGCATCAAACTGGTTCTGTGATAATTTACATGTTACTAGGTCATTGATATACCCAGCGTATTCTTCCATGTCTTTTTCTAGTTGTTCGTTTGCGTATTCTTCAGACCAAACATCATCTTTTTGCACGCCTGCTGTATGTCCATAACCAATGGTTAATACTCCAGCTGCACAATTATATGCTTTCAGTTCTAGTCCTTCAAACTTCTTGATAAGGGCTAAGCCCTCCTGTGATATATTCATATTTTTCCTCTGTGTAAAAAGGGAGCCGAAGCTCCCTCTATAACTTTACCCTTTGTTCGGTTGTTAAGTTAGTGTGCTAATACTATTTATCATGATTCCACCGAATGTTATCACTAATAAACTATTCATAGTAGCATCACAGAACTTGCCATCTTCACAAATTAAAAGTTTTAATTTGTTAAATTGTCTCATTTTATGTCAAATACCTTTGGTTTCTTCTCATCTGGTATGACCTTCTCTAATTCTATGCTTAGCAAGCCGTTTTCAAACTCTACCTCATTGACGTTTATAAATTCGCCAAGAGAGAAAGTTCTTTTAAACACTTTTCCACTTATGCCTTTGTGTAAGTAAGATTCCTCTTCTCCACACTCTAGTTTAGTATTTCCTTGGATAGTCAGTTGCCTGTTCTCCAAAGTTACTTCAATGTTCTCCTTAATCCAGCCTGGCAACGCCATTTCAATACGAAAGTAGTCATCACCGCGTGTTACTATATTGTGTCGAGGATACGCTGTATCGTCAACGGGGTTAAAAAATCTCTCGTCAAAGCCGAGAAAGTGCTTTAATAGATAATTGTCTATTGTCATTGTTGTCTCCTTTTCAGTAAGCTTGCATCTTGGTTAAGTTTGCCCCTTTCGGTAGCATTAATTCCCTAGTTCTAAAACTGAATGTTCAAAGATGCAGAAAGAACCTGTTTTATTGATTGAACTATACCATCCCATATCCCATAGCTAGAATAAATCTAACTACTGATATATTATACTAAATTTGGAAGTTGATGTCAAGAATTATTTTTCATCATCTTCGAGGACTAGTAGCCCTTTATCTTCGAGAACATCTATGGTATGTCGTATAAAATGGTACTTACAGAAAAAGTAAGTTCCCACATTTGATAGTAATAACCATATCAGTACTGCTAAATCATTATTGTTCATAGTGTTTCCTTTTTTATGTATATATTATACAACTTTTCTAACGCGAGGTCAAGTATTATATTTAACATGGTCAAAAATAATACTTGACAACAGGTTCTATTTTTAGTATAATAAGGGTATGAATAAAAGATGGACTCAAGACGAAAAGCAATACCTACGGGATAACTACAAGGTAATCTCGACTGCACAGATATGTGAGAAAC